ATTAACGGTATGGACGACTTGCCCATACCGTTAGTACCAATAATCTGAGTTACAGTATTTTCTTCAAGGTTTAGTACATTACCAGACCCATAACTGAAGCAGTTATCCCATTGTAGCGTTTTGAGCGTAATCATTAAAAGTGCCTACTATATTTTGAATTTTGTCATCTTCTAACTCCAAGATGTAAGCCAGATATTCTACTAGCTCTTCTTGGATGCTCATTTCTTTACTCATTACTAGAGCAGCTTCACTACTTCGTTTTACAACTTTTTTATCTAGTAACTCGCTATTCTTTACACTTGCCAGATCCTGAATATCTCCCTCTAATTCATAAATTGTATGATGGAAATCCGTAGGTACCATTTCATCTGGAGAGGTTACTGTCTTACGAATAAGCTGAGGAAGCTCAAAAGGCTCCCACATCCAAGTCCAATTATTATGATTTATAAGTAAATATCCCGTACTCACTTCTGTTCTATGAAAAGAAGTAGTCATAGGGCTGCCAGGATATACAATATTTCGCTGAGTATTACTATGTGCGTGTAAGTCGCCTGCAAAGACGATAGGAAAATCTTCAAACCTGTCTAAGTCCACCTCTGGCTTGACATGGGGAGGAATTTCGCCACGAACATGAGTAAATAATGCATGAGAGGTATTAAACTTCTCAATACTATCTTTTCGATGAAGGTCAGCGTATGGTAGAATACCAAAACCCATATCTTCATCAATGTACGAAATATCTACTACCTGTACTAGCGGATTAATATCTCTACTAACCTGCTTTAATTGTGTAAAGAATGTTTTATTTTTCTTCGTTGCTTCGTGATTACCGTCATAGATGATAGTTGGAATCTTTACTTCCCGAATAAACGAGAAGTAAAGTTCCAATTCTTCCATGTTCGGCAGACGGTCAAAAAGATCACCACCAATAATGTGCATATTACACTGACTTTCGAGAGAGTGAATCTGCTCGAAAAAAGAGGCGTAGCGATTCATGGCCCACTCGCGTGGAACATTCTTTTGACCTAGCTTTATATGCCAGTCTGCCGTAAATAGAATCATGAAATGGCAAACTCCGCATCGAGTGCTTCATCATCAATTTCATTTGTATCAGCCTGACGTACACGATCAAGCAATTCTTTCTGAGCATCAGGCGTAGGACGAGGCATTACGTCATCCATAGACTTCAGACTTGCAACAAGCTCGACTTCGTCATCATCGAGAGCACGAGGCTTGCACTTCAGTACCTGAAGTTGATACTCTACATTGTAGGGCAGAGGGCCAGTCTTAACTCGCTTGAACTTAACGTCCCAGCCAGTTTCTGCATCAGTAGGATCACCCAAATCTTCAGCAGCAGTTAGGATTTGCTCCCACAACTTCTTCTTCAGATTGATGATCTTGACTTCGCCATTGTGAACGCACTGCATCACATAGCTCCAGCCACACTTCAGATCGGGGTAGTATTCACGAACCCAATCTTTTTCTTTGTTGTTAAACCGCTCTTCGTTGCGATCGAAAGACAGACACTCCAAAGGAATGTTTTTGTCATTCTCACCAGTTACCCAGTATACATAGCGAGCGAGAATATCGCCTACAAGACGTACTGAGTTATCCCCGTCCTGGTAGCTATAAGTTGTAAGACTTGATTTTTGAGCAGCGCCCTTTGATTTGTTAAAGCTTAATGCCATTGTGTTTTCTCCTGTGGGACTTCTTCATACAGAAAATGTAACTTGTCATCTTCCATATAAAGTAGCCTATCGCTTTCTAAGTGTTGAAAAGGATCTAAAGGCATTTCCAATAGATCTAGTGTAATATCGCCAGAGGCGAAGTATTCACCGAGAGACCGCATACTCGCAAAAGCCAAGTATATTGCAATATCCCGACGTGAATGCCGAAACGAATTGTATAAAAGAACATCAGGATGCACTAGAAAAGACTCTCCCGCAAAGTTTACTTCGTAAAACTTATACTTAGGATCGTACTTATTTTTGGGTATACTATTCTTGACCAACATTTCAAATATTATAAAAATACTTGATGGTTCGCCATTTGCTATCGTGAATATCTTTTTCCAATCGTAAAGAAGCATATATTATACTAAAAAATAACTCGGGTGTCAAGAACTATTTTTCTATCCTATTTGTTGAATTTTCCAACCTTGTTTCATATAAAATCCCATTCTATTAGAAGCCTGCTTTCGAGCAGTGTTTCCTTTCAAATGTATATCTATAATTGCTGGAGTCTTTTTTCCTTCTTGCTCTCGGATAACTCTTCCGATGAGCTGGGTGAGGAGTGGCTCGTTGTTAATGGGCGTACCGAGTATAAGGACAGAGAGGGAATTAACTGAAATACCCTCACTAAATATTGCTTGAGTGCCGAAAAGAATGTTCTTTTTTCCATAATTGATCTCGTCTAGGAGTTCTTCCCTTTGTTCATGTGGAACCTCACCCGTAACACAAATTGCATTCTCTCCAACCAGTTCGGCGCAGCTTCGTAAAAAATGCACACGATCCGACACCACAAGTACTTTGTGACCTCGGGCCGCATAAGTCGCTGCAAGGAGTGCAACTGTGTGTCGGTATTCTTCATTGTTTGCAAGATTCGTTACCCGATTTGCCCAAGGAATTCTTGCTCCATCCATGAATCGTATTTCTGATTTAACAATGTGTACTTCAGGAGTCATGAAGTTTTCTTTCGGGGGTTTGAAGACTTTGCTGCCAAAGTAATCACGAAAGACTACATGTTTCCCATCTTTTCTCTCAATCGTGCCAGATAGCCCGATCTTATATCGACAATAATTTGTGTCGATAACTTTGGAAAAAGTTGGACTACTCACATGGTGCATTTCATCCAATATAATTGTTCCAAATTCTTTACGAATCTTCTCGATATTGCGGTATAAACTCTGAGTGTTACCAATTACGATAGGAGCATCAAGATCAAACTTTCCACTACCTATAATTCCAGGCGTAAATCCATAGACTTTTTCTACTTCCTTTGCCCACTGATTTCGTAGAGGTACAGTGTGTACAACTACCAGTGTTTTTTGTCCAAGTTTTCCGGCTATCGCCAACCCCGTAAAAGTCTTGCCCCAGCTTACCCACGCATTGATGATACAGTTATCATCGAGCTCGTCATAGACGGCCTGTTGTGATTCTCGTAAATCAAACCTAAAATCAGGAAAATCAACAGGCACGTTAATCCTTTTGTCAACAATTTCATAGTCATCTGGTATTAAATCCGTTCTTCCAATTGGTATGGTAACAAGATTCTCTCGAACCCGTGCCATATTTTTTATAACAATAGGAGGATCATTTGGATTCTGCGGAGGTATCTTATAAGTCAACTCTTTGCTGAGATGCTCTTTATACTCTCGTGTTACTTCCAGATAAATCCTATTGCTGATAACTGCTTTCATTAGCTATTTGCTGCCATTTCTAAGTATGGAATAACATTATTAGGAGAAGTTTCCCCGTAAGGATCTTCTTCGCAGTTATCTTGTCGCCCAGGTTCTATAAACATCTTTTCAATTATACCATGTTCTACTATCATAGCATAACGCCATGAACGCATACCAAAACCTAGATTATCTTTATCCACTAACATGCCCATTAGTCGTGTAAACTGTCCACTTCCATCAGGTATGAATTTAATTTTTTCTACTTTTTGATCTTCCATCCACTTTCTCATTACAAAAGTGTCATTTACTGAAAGAACATACACTTCATCAATTCCAAGACTTACAATTTTATCATAGTTTTCTTCAAATCCGGGAACTTGAAAAGTTGAACAAGTTGGAGTAAAAGCTCCTGGCAGAGAGAATACTAAAACTCGTCGCCCTTGAAAAATCTCATCTGTAGTCAAATCTCTCCACACAAAAGGATTACTGCCCCCTTTTACATGGTCTCTTACTCTAGTTTTAAATGTAACTCTTGGTACTGCTAATCCTTCCATCATAATCCTAAATCCGTTTTTGCTGTGATATAATGTTTGACGAACTCACTTCGTACAATATCTTTTATATCAAAATCTACAAAGTCAAACTGATCCATTGCTTTTAAAATTCTAACAAAGTCTTTCAGTCCATTCTTTTCTAAATCCGCTTGCCGAAAGTCCCCACAAAAAACAACTCGGCAGCCTTGACCTATTCGCGTGATAATGGAGTCTAACTCATGAAAACTCATGTTTTGACACTCATCAATCATAATTGTTGCATTTCTAAGTGTTACTCCTCGTATAAAAGAAGTAGTCATAAAGTGCACTAATCCTTTAGTTTTTAATATTTCATAAGCATCTCCACGTTGAAACAGCTCAATACAAATATCTTTGTAGGGCTCTTCATATACAGACGCTTTTTCTTTTTCATTTCCAGGCAAGAAGCCTATGTCACGAGTAGGAACTGCACTTCTTATAATTACTAGCCTTTCATAGATATTTTTTACCATATCATCGAAGGCAAGATAGCAGGAGATAAATGTTTTACCTGTACCTGCTACTCCGTGTAGCATTAAATTTTTATTACTTTCAAATGCTACAACTTGGTTTTTAGTTAAGGGTTCAATTTCTTGTAAATCTAAGTTTGCTCCCGCAAGAGTCTTTTTTCGTCTAGGCATATGAATTATACTTTTCTTCGAGTGTCTTTTAGTCTTTCTTCAGAGTACTCGTATAACAACCAAGGCAGACCGCCTATATGTAATACTCCAGCCCACGTTTTTTCTATAGGAGGAGGGCGTGGTATGGTAAAAGGAAAGTTTATATCCTTTAACCAAAGTACAGAAGCCACTTGCTTTTTCTCTATTTTTCGTATTTTATAATATTTGAGAGAAGCATTCATAGTCTTTTGATAGATAAACGGTACGCCGTTTGTATCTATAAAACACTTGCTGTTTTGCTTCAGTATTCCAAT